CAAATGGTTTATTGAATCTTGTTTTCATTACTTTAACTGCTGATCTAATACCAGTAACATCTGATATCTTGTTTCCAGATTCATCTTCTTTAAGTTTTAGTTTTTTCATAGCAACAACAATTGAACTTGCATATACAAATCCTTGTCCGCCACTAATCTTATCATCTGGATCAAACATATCCTGTGATGCGTATGTGTGATTCGTACAAACTAATCCCAAGTTCAACTCAGCGAACATGTTAACACAATTTCTTACAAGTGCTGTTAAGGCTTTTGGTTTTCTACCCATGTCACCTTTCAAATCACCTTTTTCAAATTGTGCAGTGTCTGTTGGAGTCAGCAACATACCCAATGAATCAATTACAAACATAACTTTTGGTCTTTCGCTAACCTCTAGCGAACCATAATCGTTTCTATAATTTGTTACAAACTCAGAAATAGTTTTTGCTACATCATCAATCATTGCTACGTTGATACGCATTAATTTTTCTGGGGATGTATCCACTTCAAGTGCTTGTAACCAATTTTCATCTAATGCATTTTCTGAATCAAACACAATACAAAATATACCTTGCTTTTGTGCATTTTTGATAATGTTACCAGAAGCAACCAAACTCTTACCAGAACCTGATTCACCTGCCAACATTGTTACACGGCCTAGTGGTATACCTTTGTTAAAGTCGCCACTGATCAAATAGTTTAGGCAGTAGTTTCCTGTTGAAATCCATGTGTCCGGATCAGAATCAAAACCTGTAGAAATACCACCGATGCTTTTTGTTATTGACTTTCTAAATTTACTTACGTCAAATGGTCTTACCATAATTTCTCCTTGTCTGTAATAGTGCATGATTGCTCATGCACCACTACTATACTATATTTTACTTGTTTTGTCTAGCTCTAATCATAGCCAAAATATCATCTGCTGATGCTTTTGACTTGTCTTCAGTTGCTGTTGCTGTTGCAGTAGCAGTTGCCACTTCTGGCTGTGCCACTGGTGCTTCTACTTTTGCTTCTACAACAGGTGTTTCTACTTTTGCTTCTGCCTGTGGAGCAGGAGTCGGAGTAGATGTTGCTGTTGTTGTTGCAGTTGTAGTTGCTGATGCTTTCGAACTTGGTGATGATGCCATTCCAGCTGGTCTGTAATACTGACCAAATCTGCTTTCATCATATAATTCACCATCAACTGATGCTTTAAACATTTCTGCGATTATTTTTACTTCTTCCGCAGAAGGTTTCTTAGGAAGATAATCACCTAGATTATGTAACCCATGAGAGTCGATTGCTGATCTTTCACTATCACTTACTGATCTTTCTTTGAAAGACCAAGTTGAAGTTGAATAATCTGCATAACCACCTTTTTGAGTTTTGGTTAATTTGAAGTCCCTACCTTTATCAATATCAGTTGGCAGATCTTCCATGTCTGGATTCATCAATGCTGATCTAATAATGTTAAAGATTGACGGATTAATTACAAAACGTCTAATTGGATTCTCCGGTGTTGAATCTTCTTCAAGTGGAGAGTTAACAACAAAACCTTGGAAAATGTATGAACGTTTTTTCCAGTATTTTCTACCCATGTCTTCTAGACTTGGATCTTTAAACCATGGACGAATTTCACTTAATACTGGACATGGTTCTCCCCACATCTCCATACAAGGAACTTGTACCGTAGTTGGTTTTGCTTCAGACTGACCTTTGATACCAGCAAATGGTAATCTAATCATTTGTCTTTCAACCCAAAAGAAAGTATTGTTTGGATCTTTGTCTGATAAAAATCTTAGTGTTGCTGTTGTGCCTTCAGGAATATTCCAGAACGGATAAATTGCGTTGTCGCCTCCTGAACTATTTGGTGAACGTTTTACTTCTTGTTCTTGAAGTTTTGCTCTTATTTCTGCTAAAGTTGCCATAATGTATTCTCCTATATTAGCCTATGTTAGCCTATGTTTGCCTAAATTAAATAATGTTATTCTCAACATTATCTACTAGTATATTTATTCTTTTTGTATTTGTCAAGTGATTTTTTGAAGAAAAAGAACCATAGTATAGAAACCTTAGGTTCTTTTTGTTGGGAGGTGTTTACTAAAGACCTGCTAGATCTTTAATTCTTTGAATATTTTGATCTTCGTCTGCTTGTTCGTTAACTTCGTAACCAGCTTTTGATAATACATCTACTACAGCACGTTCTGGACTCATTGTGTGAATATTTACGCCACCTTGTATCATTTCGTTTGGTTCACATGATGCTTTAATGCCAGCTTTTCCTAATAACAATTCCATTTCATCACAATCTTTATCTGTGATTCCTCTGTCCATGTCATAGTCACCGTCAACTCTGAGTGTGTGCATATATGGTTCTGCTGTACCTTCATAACCACTTGCTTCAGTTCTTGCATTTTCCATTTCATCTGCAATAGCATTTAACCAAGTTGGCTCTGATGGATGTCTATCACCATCTGATACGTCAGCATAACCAATTGAGTCTGCTTCTTTTCTTAGCATTGCAATAATTTCTTGTTTTGATTTACCTGCATACATGCTCTTAGGATCTTTAATATCACTCATTACTGCATCTTTGTATTCTTCAAAGTCATGCATGTCAGCAAATCTTTCTGAATCTAAATCTGCTTGAGTCATTGGCTCTTCTTTCATGCCTTTTTCTTTTGCTTCAGCATCTAATTCTGCTTTACGTCTCATTAATTCTTTTTTAAGTTTTTCATCTTTGTGAGTGTTTGGATCCATTTGAATATCTTGTAAGGCTTTTTTCTTTGCCATGTAATCTTCTTTGTCTTTAATGCCAGAATCATGTGACTCATTCTTTTTACTTAATCTCTGTATTTCGTGACAGTTGCAATGAGCACAATCTGGACCACATGAACATTCCATTACTGGTGCACCACAGCATACTTCTGGACATACCAATTTGCCATCTACTTTTCTTTCAAGCATAAATGATTCATCTTCACCAAATGGTGCTACTGCTTCTTCTAATTCTGTTTCTGGATTTGGAACAATGTCTTCTGCTTTTGGCAATGCTTCTGGTTCTGGTTTGACCGTTTTCATACTTGCCGCTTTAATAATTGCTTTTGCAACTTGATTTTCTATTTCAGTTGGTTGCGGTGCAAATTTGCTAGTGTGCATGTGTCCGTACTTGTCAGAAAGTCTTGATAAAAATACACTCATTTCATCATCTTTAATTCTACCTGCCAAGTCTGCTAATCTAAATGAAATTTTTGCTTCTTTGTTAGTAAATGCACCAACTTGTTCTGGATCATAATCTGTTTTTGCAGGTGACATTAATTCTACTTCTTCACCTGACTTTAATCTTTGCATAATTCTTTGTGCCATTGCTGGAGTTGTGTTGTCTTGTTCTTTTTTTGCTTCATCTACAATTGATTGTAGTAAAGGAAGAACTTCACCAATCTTTTCATCAAATTTTGTAACTGTAAATTTGTCTTTTAATTCTTCAAGTGCTTCAATTGTTGGCTCTACTGATTCTGATGCTTTGTAGTTTTCTACAAAGTCAGCATAACCACTTGCAGTTGTTAACTTGTGAATTGATTTTTTAATATTTCCAATTTTATTATCAACTAATGGTAAAATATCTGCCGCTTGTTCTTGTACTTGACTAAAACGTCTTGCGTATTTTGTAACTTCTTTTAATTTTGCTAATTGATCTGATAGGTTAACAATTGCTTCACCTACTTCATCATGTGGTTTACCACCTGCGTGTACGTGTCTTGCCATTGCTCTAGCACCATTTAAATGAATGTGTGGATATTTAAATCTTTCACCTTCTGATGTTTCTACGAAAATACCTTGAATATTTCTTGATCTTGCACCTCTGCTAGTTTCATCAACTGCTTTATTGTGTCTAACGATCACCTTTACACCTTCAAGTTTTTGTTCACTTGTTTTTGTTGATCCTTGTAACGGTGTATAACCTTCTGTTTGTAATTCACTCATTTGCTTTTCTGTCCTATTTTGATCAATTTTAAATGCATAGTTTTTTGGTTTTAACTCTTTACCAAAAATCCTATGATCAAAATCTAGCATATAACTTTTTGAAATATGCTTAATGTTATTTATGACTCCTTTAACTTTTTCGTCTGTTTTTTCAGAACCCTGATGTAGTTTAATTTCACTATTATCTGGGTCAAGATGCACCATATAATTAGGTTCTTTTACGTAAAAATAACGTGATTCTTCTGGATTTACTGTTTCATTACCAGTAGCAGAGTCATACATTTTGACATCATGCCCAGAACCCTTGATGATTTTAAATATCTTACTCGAAATTGTGTTATAATCTACTGCCATACTTGTATTTATACTTTCCTATATGATTATTGGCATCGGATCTTGATAATCATCATCGTCATCTAATTGAGCTCCTAATGATTGCTCCATTGTAGCGTCATATTTTGTTAAAAAATCCGTCATACGTACTACTAATAACAATGCTGATACTAAATCATCATGCTCCCCTGATTTTGCTTCAAAAGAATTACCTTTTGCAACAAATACTTTTAGTTCTCTTATAAGTGGTTTTGAAAATAGTGTAATTTTATCTGTTTCTACCCATGCTTTTAGTTTAGAACAAGCAGTAACCTTTGATTTATTTGTAGTATTGTAACCTTTACGTACTACTCTACGTTGTTGACCGCCTTTACGTGGCTCATGTAAGAAATATCCTGGAAATTTATCTTCTCCCATTTCGTCAACAGTTACAATTGCGGCTTCACCAAGTGTATTATTTTCAATAGTCCAATATATTTCTGGATTTGGCGTGCCAGTTGCTCGTAACTGTTGATCTATTTCTTTGAGTATGCTGTGCATAACTCTAACTTGCCCCTGGATAGGCGTTTTGTTGTGTTGCCATTCAGCAACTTGTTTGAAATCTGGTAAACTAAACACTTGTATGGCCGCAAAGTCTCCACCTGTGCCCAAGCATGGATCCAATGATACCACATAAGTGTTACCTTTTTGCACTTTTTGATACCAACGCACTTGACCATGCTTCACTAAAGGTTGTGTTCCTTGTAATGTAATTAATTTTATACCATCAATAAGTGTTTCGTCAAAAGCGATAAACTCGCATTCATGTTCTCTTCTAAATCTTTCTTCACCAATACGTTGTCTTTCTTCTTTGGCCCATTCATCATTTCTTTCAGGGTGTTGACTCCAGTGTACAAACTTCGGTCTGAAACCATTTAATCCTACTTCTGCTGGATTACCATATTCATCTTGTAATTTATTAGCACCTCTCCATAATTGTGCAAACAAATCATCATCATTATTTGGTGTAGATGTAATAATACATTTACCACCTGTTGACAAAGTTGGTGATAAGGAAGTCCAAAACTCTCTTGCTTTGTTTTGTGGTTCAACGAACGCAAACTCATCCATGTATATCATTGAAATGGACATACCACGTCCTGTTGTTTCTGTGGTTGTTTGTGCTATGATCCTTGAACCATTATCAAAATCCATCGATCCTTTATTATAACTTGTTACTCCACATCTAATATAGTCAGGACATTCTTCGTACGCAAATCTCACACGTTGCATAATATCTTGTGCACCTTGGTATTTGTGTGCCGCAATTAATATTAATGTATCCGGATGAAACATAGCATACCATAATAAGTATCCCGCCGCACAGGTTGTCTTACCTGTTTGCCTCGCACACATGGCGATAGCAAATCTATAACCATTATATGTTTCTAATAATTCTTCTTGGAATGGATATGGATTAAATTTCATACGTCCTTTAGTAGGATGTTGAATCCACATGTGTGTTTTCATAAAATGTATGTAACCATCTTTTAAATCTGCACACTTTTTTAAATCTTGTAATTGTTCTTCTGTGTATTTAGATTTTGCGTATGCTTTTTTGACTAGATTACCTTCTAAAACTTTACTGCGTGACATACATGTATTTATACTAATTAAATGCGTACTTAATGAATATTGAATATATCGTCTACAGGATTAAATTCTACCTGTTGTAAGTGTCCTGAATGTGCCAAATAGATGTCTTGGATCACTGCATCTATATTGTCATGCCAATGATTTAGAAATTTATGGGCTCTTGGAAACTGTGGAGGTATATCATCAAACTGCCACATGAACAATTGTATCACACTTTGATAGTCAGGCATAAAATAATATACCTTCATTGTTGTGATTCTAGTATCATAAAGTATTTGATCTCTGATACGCATACAAATATTTAGTGCGTTCTAGGATACTAGTAATACGATAATATAATATGTTAGATAATGTAAGCCTTGGTCAATTGAACACAAAAACCAATAAGCCTTTTCAGGAGACTTTACATTAAACTTTCGTTGTGTTCTACTTTTTAAAAAATCAATGTGCCAATGTGCTATGTAATCAAACATACCAAATACTATAGCAAGTGGCCATGGTATAAAAAATAATAGTACAAGCATTGTACCAATGCCATGTTGTATATAATGTGTATGTGCTGATAATGAAGTGTATGTTGATTTTTTTTGGCTATATGTTAATAAACTTTGTAGCCATAGATCAACTGTGCAGTGTTTCAGTAGTATTAAAAAGTATAAACTACTTACTTCAACAGTAGACACTTGAATTATTCTTCGATTTTAAAATTTTTATATTCTTCTGCTAAACGTGATTCTTTTTCTTCTAAAGATTCACCAGCAACAATTGGATTGTCACCTTGTCTTGCAGGAACAAATCTTAACTTGCGTTGTGCCTTTTTAGATGGTGTTAATGCATCAATGTCAATCTCTTGCTCATCTGGTTCATTAGTACCAGCAACTTCAACATCTTCTTCTGCAACATCTTTGTTTGTTACAACAACAACAGTTGGCTGAATACCAGCAAGTGAAAGTAATCTTGACAATGCATCATTTTCGTTAATTTTGTCTGACATTACTTTTTCCCTTTCGCAATATAACTTGTAACTTTTGATTCTTGTAAACCAGTTACTACTTCGACATTGCCGCCTTCTTTTTTCTGGGCCTTTGCAAGTCCTTTTAGGAAACCTTCTTTTGACTCTTCGCTGTGTACTACATCTGAAGCATCTGCTTCTTCTTTTTTATCATATGGTTGACCTGTAATTGGTTCATATGCATCATCAGTTTTTTCAGCATTTAATTTTTCTTGCTCTTGATGTAATGGATCATTTTCTGATTGTACAACAACTGATTCATATGGTAATCCCATATGATCTGATAAGTGTCTTGACAATGTTTGATATGAAACTGGCATAGCAGTTGTAACTTCAATTATTGTTACTTCAGTGTTAGTAACATTTGCTGGAAAATCCAATGGGTGTTCTTGCATAATAGTTTTTTTAGGGCTACCTATTTTTACTACACTGTAAGGAGCCAATGCTAATTCCATTGCATTTAAATGTGAGTCTTCAAGTACACCTGCAATTTTTACTTTAAAAGTATACTCTTTTACTGCTTCAACTAGATATTCTTTAAATGTTTTCATCGTTAGTTTCCTATATTTTTATTTATCTTTTTTATCGTTATCTACTCTGTCTAAGATCTGCTTTAATAATTCATTGCGATCTCCTACCACATATCCTTCACCTTCAACAATATCTGTGCTTGAATCTCCTGTTTTTCCCATTTGATCTACCCTTTGTTTCTTTAATTGTAGCTCAACCATGCGTAATTTCTTTTCTAATTTAGCATTTTTGGCTTCAACAGCATTTTTAAGCATGGTAGAAGCAACTTCAAATAACTTTCCTGAGTGTCTAACTTCTACGTTCATTCCTAAATTCATTAAATCTTGATACGATTTCATCGCTTCCGTGGCGTATGTGTCCATATCTTTGTCTTCAGCGTCTAAGCCTGTAACTTGTGGTAATGCACGATCAATTTTTTCAGCAGTTGTAATTGCTTTTAAGATTGGTGTTGCATCGGTGTTCTGGATGCTATTTTCTTTAGTTTGCTCGTTATCTTCCTCTTGAATTTCTTCTTGGCTATCTTGATGTTTCGAATCTTCTGTTTGCCCGATAGTTTCCTGCTCATCTAAACCCTCCTTGGCTTGATCTATTATATCTTCCATTGGTATTTTATTTTCATCTGTCATTTTTAGTACCTATTAACTACGTATATAATTATTTATCTCTTTAATTTATATATTGATTCTTCATTGAGTATTCTAAACATAATGCCTTTACGTTTGCACCATTCCCCGGCCGCTTTCCATTTAGCTCTATTAAGTGCAATAGTGGCCCTGTCTTTTGCAGTCTTGGCCGCTTCCTGAATTGTTTGTGCCCTTGGTTTTACTTCGATCATTTCAGCACGTGGCTTGCCACTTTTAGTTAGATACTGTATCAAGAAATCAGGAACATAAACTGTGTACTTGCCTGTGAAAGGATTACGATAGGGTATCTTAACAGGTTCACTTGACCAAGCAACTATGTTTGGATTGGTATCACAGAACTGCATAAATGCCGCTTCCCAACTTGATCTATAGATTGGTACACGTTGCCCAACATACTTGCGTGGGTTCTTTGGTTCAAATTGTCCTTGTTTAAAATAAGCCATCAGTAGTATTTAACCACTAAATTATAAATTTTTACATTCTATACTTAATCTGTAGTATTCGTTTTGTTCAAATTTTATCCATTTATCTTTGGCTTCGATGCATTCATTATAACTCATTGGTTCCTGATAAACTGCTTGATTACCAACATACACCCATTCAGATCCATTGAATCCCCACAAAGATAAAACTATGACAAATAGTTCAACCATTAGTAGGCAATCATTCGTTTAATATGGTTAGGTGTTTGTGAAACTGTTAATACTGTGCCAACCTGACTAGTTATTGGACGATAGTGATTTATTAATGTTAATCCTAAATTTGAAAATGCAATAGGATCAGTTGTTGATTCAAAAAGTTGATCAAAAGAAATGTTTAAAGTCTTGACAGCATCAATACAAAGTAGTGCGTATGCTTTTGCAATTTGTTCGCCAAGTCCTGCTGATGTAAACACTCCTAATATGTAATCATATTTTGCCGGCGATATTTGATTTAGAACACCACCATAACTATTTAAAATTAAAGTTGTGATATCTTCCGAGTTCAATCCAGGCTGTGCATTTTGTAGTGCATTGAAGACATTACCAAATAGAGTTACTACTTGTTCTTCACCACCTAATCTTGCTATTTGTTTTGTACTTTGGTTTGCCATTATCTATTTTTCACCTGTTTTGCAAAATTGGCATCATATCCACTGCTATTCACAATGTTATTTCTTGATACGTTACCATTTTTATTTTTTATAATTTTACCGTTAGCACTAACATTACTTCCTGACGAATTTCCTCTAAAGTTTTTCGAGTCCGGATTCCATCTACCATCTCCAGGACCTGTAAATCCTGTCTTTAACTTGTCACCTAGACCGCCAATAAAGTTACTGCCGCCACTGCCACCTGATTTACCTCCACCTAAGAAACTAGACACTGCTGATTTCGTTGTGCTGTAAACTTCACTTGATGCGGCGTTAATTGCATCTGTTATAGGAGTACCATTCAATATACTTCCATTAAATGCCGCTCCAACTGAACTGATTGCTTGTGAAACAGAGTTTGCTCCCATTACATTTGAGCCTGAACCTACCGTTGCCGCAGATGTATCTGATCCAACACTTGACGCAGAAAGTTTTGTCCAGTCTGTATTTTCTACTGCTGTACCTGACTTACCTTCATCTTCAACTTGAGCTGTTGTTGGTGTGTCTGGCATATCTTCTGTTTCAAATACTTGATTTAAGTCAATACTAATATCTTGTTGCGATGAATCAAATGAATGATTAAGTGTTTCATATATTACTGTTTCATATGCAAACTGTAAACTAATTTCTATTGGTTGACTTGATTCATACGTGAATAAGTCATGTTGCATTGCAATAACTTTAGGATGTATAAATCTAATTAAGTTATATTTTTTAGCATGTACTATAAACAAGTCTAAACTTTTTATCGGATATGTATGATTAATAATACTTGATTCTAAACCAAAATTATGACTTGATAAAAATTCGTCTTTATCTGTTAGTGAATTTGGTTGATATGGTGATCTGTTTGCTTGTTTTGAACTACCCATATCACCTGCATACGTTGGACTTTTGTTTCTTCCATCTCTAAGGTTTAATTCATATAAGTATTTCCAAAACTTTAATGCTGAATTATTCATTGTATCATGGAAAACTATGTTAATTGGATCATAATCTACACGTCTATATACATTTCTTTTTCTATTGTATTGATTTAATGTATCGTACTGGAAATTAACTTTTGGTCCATCTACTGATTTTACATTAAACATCAAAGAACGTCTAATTGCATCTAATGTTTCTTGTTTGTTTCTTTGCGTTGCACCAGTAACATTTAATCTTCTTTTCTTTTCTTCATATGATATACCTCTTTCAGTTGGAGGTATATTTCCACTCCATGTTTCTGCTAACATGTTATCATATGATTCTGCTATTTCATCTGAGAAAATAGTTTCAAATAAATCTGTTCCTGAAAATCTAAATGCCGCAACGTATTCAAATTTTAATCTAGGAACCCCTGTCATTAATGTTGCTGGGGCTTGTCTTAATGTGTATGTGTCTTGTGCTCTTGTTGGAGGTCTTACATTTGGATCACTATTATCTGCTGGTCCTCTTTGAAAACTTCCCGTCGCTTGGTCAAGGCTTAATCTCTGTTCAGCTTCTGGAGATAAACTATCGATAGCATCTTGGTTTATTGCTATTGCTGATTCTTGTGGTCCACCAGGTGGTAAACCACTTATATCTTGTTGGGTGGATACAGAAGAAGCTCCTCCTAATTGTGAGTCGATGAACTTCTTCTGTTCCGGAGTAATTTTATTTGGGTCGACCTTACTCATTATATATACTCCTGTCTAAAAGATATTATTAACTGATACCTGTTGAGCCACCAAATGTTAATGGGAATTGTGGGAATATTTCTCCACCACCAGGACCAAAATGTGTAGCATTGTCGTATCTCATAGTCATAATAACTTGTACAGGTTCAGAAACAGCATAATCACCGTCTGAGTAATCAACGTTCTGTAAGAAACAACCTTCTAAGTTCCATTGTTCTAACTCTGCATCATTAGTACCATCTAAGATCTCAACTTTTGTAGTGAATTTGTATTGACCACCACTAATTGGACCAGTCTGCTCAAAGTGGTTCATTTGTTTCTGAACTTGCTGACCAGTTAATCTTGAAATACTGTTGTTGATGTCATCACGTAAAGTGAGTGTGATAGGTTCCCAAGTGTGTTTACCCATCATGTATGCCACTGAGTTATAAACGTGTACAGGAACTTCTTCGTGTGTTACTTTTGGTCTCGTTATGTTCATAACCTGTTGAGTCAAATCAACTGGGTTCGCACCTAAGTTACCAAATCCTGTAAAACGTACTCTAAAACGATATTTAAGTTTTGGTTGTAAAATACCACCTCTACCTGTAGAACCGTCTATTGGTACGCCAAATTTGTTTAATGTAGCCATTGTAATCTCTCCTTACAAATTAATTTGTATTACTAGTATTTAGTCAAATATAGGAAAATTTAGAAAAAAGTTTGAGCTTAAAGGGTAAAAAAAAGGCTACTGTATCTCTACAGTAGCCTTTTTATGTGTATTTTAACTATTAACTATAGCTCATATTCTCACCAGTGTTCTTTATTCTGATCGGAATGTATATGAATTCAGCCGCTTTTGCTGGCTGTATCGCTACATCGATCCACATCTGGTTAGCATCAATTCTAGTTGGTGTGTTGTTTGAATCATCACAAACAACTAAGAAGTCAAATAATGCTCTTTTTGAAGCCAAGTCTGCTAAGAATCTTTCAAAAGTATCAGTTACTTGATCTCTTGTCATTCTGTCATTTAATTCAAACAAGAATGGTTTTGCAAGTTGATCAAATTGATATCTTAAGTAAACAATTAATCTTGCTACGTTAACTCTATCAAGTGCTGATGATACAGGGTGTAATGTTTTTTGACCAAACACTACTAAACCTCTGTTAGGCATAAATGCAATTGGGTTAACTTTCTTAGAGTATAGTGTATCTCTTGAACCTTCACTTAATACAACTGAATTATATTCGCCCGTTTCTGAGTCAATATAACCAACTGATGATGCATTTGTTACTAAACCTCTTTGGTAACCTGCTGGTGCAAACCATTGGAATGCCGCGTTATCATTGAAAGCAATAGTTCTTAATGCTATGTGTGAAGCTGGAACAACAACGTTGTTACCTGCTAAATCAGTTGTTAATGCTGATGGATAATAAACAGATGAGTAAGTGTTACCTGATACTAAACCATCTTCACCGTTAGTTGTTGCATTTGCTGAGTTTGACATCCAGTTAGATACATCTGAAGGAGTTTTTAATCTAAATGGAGCATCAACAATAATAAATGCAGTTTCTTTTCTTGCTGTATTAAGAGCAATCATTTCATCATATGTTTCAGCATAACCTGGACATGCAATTAAATTAAAGAATCTTGAGTCTGCTCTAATTTCATCGTTTGATGTAAACACAGATTGTAAAGCTGTTACAACAACTTGTCTCTGTGCTTTTCTGCCCATGAATGGAGAACCATCTGCTTTGTTGCCCGCCGCATTAATCCAAATTGGACCAATGTCTGTGCCGTTAACAATATATGATGTTTTGTATTCTTTTACATTGTAACCTGATACTCTAGTGTTAAACAACAATGTACCTTCTGCATAGTTAGCCGGATCAACTGCATCTGAATTAAATGATGCATATGGTGAACCCCAACCTTGTGTTGCTGTTGTAGTACCTGCTGGGTCACCTACTGCATCACCAAACACAATGCCAGAAGCTGATGATTGATCAGTGTTATCAAGTAATACCCATGCACTTGTACCCGTGTTGTATCTGTAAATTTTTGGATATGCTTCTAATTCATTTGAGTCAATCCAAATGTCACCGTTTTCAAGTGCTGTACCATCTGATTGTTTAGTTGGTTCACTTGATACCATTTGTAAGTCTCTTAAACCTGAAGCCATACCGTTTTTACCAGTATTAACATTAGACGCTGTAAATGTGTCTTTTGAGTTTGCGTATGCAAACCATTTCATAGTACCACCGTCGTTTTCAGCAACATATAAATCTGCTGTTAAGTTAGTGTCATACCATAAAGTACCATCTACTGGCGCTGTTGTTGGTGCGTTAGCTGATGCTTCATAAGCCAAATCGCTCCATAATGAAGCCATGTACCATGAATCAGAACCTGAAGCCATATTATCTGTGAAGCCTAAAGTTGCTGTTGTTACACCAATTATAGTACCTGCTGTTGTTGTATCTTCAATCCAAATGTTTTTACCATTTGTTCTTTCAAGTTTTAAGTACTCTTTTGTACCTGAACTTGCTTCGATTGATGCTACAACTGTTTTAGCCGCCAATTGTGTGTCGTTGTTAATTGCGCCAACGATTTCTGCTAGTGTTACATTTGAACCTGCACCGCCTGCCGCTGTTACTGTTACGTCTTGGTTACAAATATTAATTTTTAAACCTGTCTCTGCACCAGTTAAGTCAATACCATTACCTGAAAGGTCTGCGGTCCCAGTAGCTGTTGTTGTAGTTCCAGTACCTCTTAATCTAATTGTGTATTCTACTTCTGGTGTTGAGTTGTTTGCTGTTTGTTTGTATGTTGCGTTATCAATTCTATCATTGTCCCACGCCGCATCATCTTCGTCATCAAATCTAACATACAATGAATTAGCCGCTGGTTTTAAGTCTGTAATTGCATTGTCATCATCAGCATATAATGGTGCTGAAATTGTTGACCATGTGTTTGTGCCTGTTGAAAAGTATTTTACTACTACGTTAGCACCACCGCCAACTGCTGTTGATTTAATCCAAACAGAACCTGCCACTGCCGCACTTGGAGCCGAACCTGAACCTGGCTGTATGAATACAGCTGGTGTACCTGATTTTGCGGCAATCCATGTATCAGCACCACATTGGTACCATGTACCTGAAACTTTTTCCCAAAGTTTTGCAGTTGCTATTCCGTTTGTTGTGTTTGAACCGTTAGCAACAATAACAAAGTCACCATTTGCACCATAAGATGTTTTTGGTGTTCTTTCTGTATCGTTGTTTACGTTCGATGTTGCTGAAGCATTTGGTTCATCAGTTAATACTGCTGGAGTTTTTTTACTCCAATTTGTACCATCTGCTTGATATACACCCCAATTAGTTGACGCTGTGTCTAACCAATATGTTCCGTTATTTGGTGTACCTGCTGGAACGTTTGTTGAGCCTGTAAGTTGAGCTAAATCTACATCAGCACGAACTACGAACGCTCTATTTGAAATTCCTAAGTATGAATATGCGGCTAATAAACCGTATTCATTTCTTTCATCACCTGGCAACATAGTTGAACCAGCTGAATAAAATGTTGGTGTACCGAATGTCGATAACAGTTCTCTTTGTGAACCGATCAAATACGCTTTACCCACGTTTGCACTTGTAGTACCAATTGCTGTTGAATTTGTAGTGCTTGGATCAGCTTTGTCTTTTGCTGAAGCCACTACAAATAAAGGCACTGTACCCTGTGATGCGCCGGCGTAAAACGATTCATCAGTTACTGTAACTGAAACACCCGGTGAAACTAAATCTGGCATTGTAATCTCTCCTTCATAAAGTATGGCAACTATCTTGTTACCATTATACATTATTTATTTAAAGTTGGGTAAAAGAGGGTGGTTTAAGCACCTATATTTTCCCCTTTAAAAGGGCAGTAAATACATATATGACAGACAATAGACCATTATGTAGTAAATGTAAGTCTAGACCCAGTGCCTTTAATTATAAAAAAGGTGATAAGACCTATTATCGTAAAATGTGCGACAAATGTATACGTTTAAGCAAGGGCAAAGGCATAAGTTCTACGGCTACATGGCAACAACACGGATACAAAAAGAAAGCCATATGTGAGAAGTGTGGTTTCAAAGCCAAACATCATGCACAATTAGATGTGTATCATGTAGATGGCGATTTACGTAATAGTGCTGTTAATAATTTAAAAACTATATGTGCCAACTGTCAAAGAATTATGACCATGGAAGAATTTAAATGGCGTCAAGGTGATTTAATGCCTGATATTTAAAATATTTGAGTTGCTTTTTTGTCTTTTGATACTCTAGATAATACTTTGGCAACACTGTTAACTTTGTCAGTCAACTGTTCTAATGTACCGTTATTTTCAATTATAAAGTCCACTAGCACACCTGTATGATCCCACTCACTTGCATGTATACCAATATCCGATAATTGTTGTTCAGCGAATGCATCTCCTTCTTGTGCTTGTTTGGCTAATTCAGTCCAATGTGGATCTTCTCCACGTTTTACTCTAATAGTAAATCCGCCCATCTGTTTTACAAATGCCAGTTCATTTCTAAATCTACAATCAGTAATAATTGTTGGTTTTTGACCGCCTGCAATATATCTATGTTCTAAACTATCTAACCAAATTTTGTGATGGAAAGATTCTCTCATTATTTCAGTACCAATAATTTGCAATGCAAGCCTTGGTGTAAAATTTTTGATTGCTAGTTTAGTTGCCCAGTAGGGATCAACACATTCTCTAAAATGCCTACTGTGATCAGTGTCACCTTCCAACGTTTTTCTGGGCCAATTAAATATATTTGATACAGCATCTTTCAATGGTGCCGCAAATGAGTCTCTTTTATAGTCGTGTTGTGATGCTAAAATATCTGCAACAGTATTTTTACCACTGCCGATCCAGCCTACTAATCCAATAATCAATTTACCACCTCAATTTTAATTGTGTTGCAATGTCTTTGTTATCAACTTTTACAGTCAATTCATCACAACCAGCATCTTCCCAATGCCAGTCTTTTTCATATTTGTAACCAAGCATACCCATATAGTTGGCAACTCTAGCCACTGCATCAACTTCTCTGTAGTTGGCATTCAAAGCACCACCTTCAACACTGGTACCTGTTGATTGTCCTATATATTCATCTCTTTTGGAAATTTTATCTATATCTAAAGTAACTTCAATCATGTTACTATATTATAACATTATTCAAATCTTGTCAAATGAAATTATCCAATTATTATACCAAGTGGATCACCACCATCTGTATAGTTTCTAATTTCTTCTTCTAACCTATCCATTGTAGATTGTGCTTCTGCTTTAAGATCAGCACCATTTAGTGTAACTCCACCTTGTGCACCAGGTAACTGGCCAAATTTTGATCTTGCTTCGCCTAACATCATTTTACACTGTGCGAGTGCATATTCTCTTATCCATGACTTTGCGTATGGATCATCTAATAACGTTTCATCTGTACGTTTCATATAAACTTGTAATAATAATGTTTCTGCATTTCTTGGTCTTCTAATAATTGTAAATTTTTTAGTTACTGTGTCCCAAGTAAAATTAATTTTGTTACCAAACAATCTACCAACTGTTTCTTGATATTGACTGAATGCTTCCCAAGTAGTTAAACCACCAATTCTACCTGCTTGTAAAAAGTATAAGTTGGTATATGCAATTTCAAAAGGATCAACGTCAATACCTGATTGCTGATCTGATCCTAATGCACGTCTAAATGTTTCACGTACTTCGATTACTTCATTTGGTAATGTGTATTCATTTATGTCTTTTTGCATTTGTAAAAATAATGTTGCTTCTTCATTAGCATTTGACGATCTTTGTCTAAATCTATCAAAAGCCATGTCCAAACCTTGATTGTAGTGTTTTGGATCAAGCTCAACATCAACCATACCATCACCAAGTAGGTTACGCATATCTTCAATAATTTTGTCTCTATTAGATTTTACTTTGGCCATTTTAATATCCTATACTTGTATTTATTTCCTTATTGGAAAATACGGAGTAGTATAGTTTCCTTATTTAATCTTCCGTTAAGTTTAGTTTCAGTCGTAGATAGTGCGTTAAAAGTGTTCTTAATCGCTTGTAAACCCCCCGTATTTAGCTTTTCCAGGACATCTTGGGGTTTACGTACTGTTTTCTGTAAAGCCGTGCTTAGATCGTAATTTAATAGGGTTGTGCCTTTGAGTGTTAAACCATGATGTTTATGTGTGGCTTCATATATACCCAGTTTCCTGTTTTTAGTATTGAATACTACCACTGCTGTACAACCTGGTAAATTAATAGGTTGTTCAGACACTAATTTTAGATCTTTATCTTCTGGTTTATATTTGACTTTGGCCGCTAGTTTTTCTTTTGAAGGTGGCTTATACTTGCGTGGCTTACGTTGTTTCTTTTTATTTGCTTCCCATAATTCACAATCTTTGTATACACGTTCCCACCAAGCAATATGCTGTTTCATTTGAGATTTAGAATAAGATTCAAAACTTTCTACGTAATCTTGTTGTTCATCTGTACGATCTTTTGGCTTGATATCTCTATATTCTAGCCCTTTTACTTGCTCATCAATATATACATCTACTTGTTGTTTAAGCATTTTCATAAAAGCACCAGGAATATCGTTACTAAGAAAGTAGTGATATGCTTTAAATTTCTTTGGATCTTCATCTCTTGCCCATACATTTTCAAAGGCATCATCTATATCGCCAACAATATACATCAACCTTCTACGCATACGATCTTGTATCGAAGGGCGTTTTGGCTTTTCTTCAACTGGCTCTATTTCAGTTGGTTTTTCTTCAACTGTTTTTTCTTCTACAGGCTGTTCAGCTACTTCTGGTGCATTTTCGCTACGATTTTCGTCTAAACGCCTTAGGAAATCTGGTATATCCAGCAATTTATCGTTTTTCAATTTTTTCTCATCCATACTGCTATATATACATCATTATACATAATTCGCTAGTTTTGTCAATCTTTGATTGAATAAATAGTTATACAAAAGGATATTGACATGCCACGACTGAGCTTATGGAAACCACAAAAAGGTAACGATTACAAAATGATAGATCGTGTGATCCGCGAACATTTTAATGTTGGTGGTACTGGCGTATTCATACACAAATACCTTGGTCCACATGCTCAAGCAAACAGTACAGACAGCACACAACCTGATAATTCTGTGGTACGTCCTAACAATATACAAGATTTATTATTTCTAGAAAACAGAGATCGCAAGTATGATGCTGATGTTTATGATATGCGTGGTGTATATCAGGTACAAGATTCAGATTTTGATCTAACACAATTTGGTGCATTTTTATCCAACGATACTATCTATATGACATTTCATTTAAATGAAATGATTAATATTTTAGGTAGAAAATTAATGAGTGGTGATGTATTAGAATTACCACATCAACGTGATGACACCATGTTAGATATGGCACGTTTAGAGTTTACCACAAAGCCAGCAAAAAAATTTAGAAAAGGCGAAACCATTACAGGTGCAACAAGTGGTACAACTGCGACAGTGATAAATTATAATCACGATGCAAAAGTTTTAAGAATGGTCACTGATGGAGATTTTACAGTTGGTGAAACTGTTACAGGTACATCAAGTTCTGCCGCAGGAGAAGTTGCGGCTTATTATCCAGAAGGACCACAAGCAATCAACAGATATTATGTAATCGAAGACGCGGCAAGAGGCAGTGAAGGTTATTCGCCAACTTGGTATCCGCACATTTGGAGAGTTAAATGTACTCCATTAGTAGACAGTCCAGAGTTTTCAGATATACTTGGTACTGGTGAACAAAAAGATGATTTACGAAATTTAATTTCTACATATCAATCAGAAATTGATATAGGTGATGCAATTGTCAATCAAGCACAAACAGAAGTTCCTAAAAAAGGTTACGAAACTGCACACCTATATGTGAACAAAGCAGACCAATTTATTCCTGGTAGTTTATATGGACATTGGCAAACCAATGTTGCGTCATTTAAACTATATGAATCAACGGAATCAAATTGGCAAACATTTGATCACTTTGTAAGTTCAACGGCACCAACTGCTAATTTTAAAAACGGTGACTATTGGTTAGACACAGCAAACACCAACTGGGGATTATATGTTGGTAACGGTACTGTGTGGAACAGCCAGGCTGTATCAGTAGTTGACTCGGCAAATATTGATGGCAGTACTAAAACACCAATATCATCATATGTACCTTCAAATGATTATGCTGTAGTAGTTTCAGATAGAAACGTTGGTGCAACGTATTTCAAAAAAGTTGCAAATGGTTCATGGGTAAAAATTGCAACAGATTCAACAACGACTGGTTTACTTGGAGTAGATGTTGCAATAGGAACAACTCAACCTTCAACTAATACAAGTGGTAAAATTTGGTGGAGAACAGAAACTGAAAATGGTTTAAACATTTCATTTAAAAAATATTCTTCAACAACAGACAGTTGGGTTACACAAGATATTAAACTACACTCAAGTCAAGATTCAGCCAACAATGCATTTGGATTTAGTAATAAAGTTGGTGTACATGCCGGATCGGCAACACCACCGAATGGTATTGCAATAGCACACACAGGTTCTAGTTTCCCAAGTTCATTAAACGATGGAGACTATGTATTACGTACTGATTATGAACCAAACAGATTATTCAAGAAAGCTGGAAATAGATTTATTAGAATATCAGATGACCATAGAGGTAGTTATTCTGCGGCAAATAGAATATTAAATACATTTATAGAAAACACAAACACTAATACAGATAATACAGATGGTAAAGAGCAACAAGGATTAAGTAAAGCAGTTAAACCTAGGACGGATGTATAATGGCACAATTTTGGTATGATCAACAGATAAGAAGATACTTATTACAATTTGTACGTATCTTTAATGGCTTTCAAATTGAGAGTGGTCAAAAAAATGCCGGTGGTACATCTTCACAAGTTTATAGAACTGTACCAATGCGTTATGCAGATATGTCAAGAATGGTTGCACACGTATTGCGTGGTAACACAGAAAACGCATTAAACTCTACACCATTTATGACTTGCCATGTTGCTAATTTAAATGTTGCAAGAGAACGTAGACACGATCCTAAATTAATTTCAGCACAGCAAATTCAAGAACGAAAATATGATTCTGTTAATGATCAATACACAGCAGAATTAGGTAATACTTATACAGTAGAACGTTACATGCCTGTGCCTTATGATTTAACCATTAACGTTGACGTTTGGTGTTCAAACACAGAACAAAAATTACAACTATTAGAACAAATATTAACTTTGTTTAATCCAACAGTAGAAATACAAGCAAACACAAATCCGTTAGATTGGACAAACATTACAGTTGTTGAATTAATTGATATACAATGGTCATCAAGATCTGTTCCTCAAGGAGTAGATTCTCAATTAGATATTGCTACACTTATTTTCCAAGTTCCAATTTGGATTAACCCCCCAGCAAAAGTTAAAAAGCAATCAATCATACAATCTATTATCAATAGAATTCACTTAGATGACAATTTATCTGATTTAGAATATGATAAAAATATGTCAGATTTTTTTGAACAATTTAGTAATCTTGAAGAAATTGTTGTTACACCACAAGATGCACAGGTTGATGTAACTGGTAATACTGTAAGTCTGTTAAATGCACATGGTATTAATGAAGGTTATTCTTGGAAAGAATTCTTTGAACAATACGGAGAATTCCAAGCATCTACGTCAAAATTAAAATTAAGAAGAGCGTCTGATATTGAAGATTCGACACAAGACATTGTTGGAACAATTGCTTATAATCCAACAAATGATAACCAATTAATTTTTACAATCGATTCAGCAACATTACCAACCAATACTCAAAATGCTGTATTAAAAATTATTGATCCTCAAAAAAATCAACCAGGAGATGGTACACTAGCAGGACAACAAGCTGGCCAAAGATATTTAATTATTAATGATATTGTACAAAATTCTAGTAACTGGGGTAATGTAGTTGCATCTACAAATGATATTATCGAATTTGATGGTATACATTGGAATGTATCTTTTGATGCAAGTGTAAATGGATCAACTCCACAATATGTTACAAACAGTACTACAAATTATCAATACAAATGGAATGGTACTGAATGGATCGACACTTACCAAGGTCAATACAAACCAGGTTATTGGATACTAAATTTAGCAGGCATTTAACACATTGACTAAATTGTAAAACCGTGCTATAAATATATGTATGTACGATGCCGTAGGAGCCACTTTTTTATCAAAAGATACGAAAAAATTTTGTCTTAACATGCGATCAAAAAAAGTAAGTAATCCAGGAACTTGGAGTTTTTGGGGTGGCAAAGTAGAAAAAGGCGAAACAGTGATTGGTGCTCTTAAACGAGAAATAAAAGAAGAAATTGGATTTGTTCCTAAAATTATTAAAATACATCCACTAGATATCTATCAAAGTAATGATGGTCATTTTATGTATCATACATTTGTTATTGTTACACCAACTGAATTTGAACCAAATATAAATCACGAATCACAAGATTATTGTTGGTCAAAATTAAGAAAATTACCAAGACCGTTACACCAAGGTGCACGTAAAACATTGTTAGATAAAAACAATGTTAAAAAATTAAATTTAATCGTAAATAGTACTGATTAAAAATAAACACAGGATATAAACATTGTCAAGAATTATTAATTTTAACCAGGCTAAAATAGCTCATAGTTTTGAGAAATTTTCTCGAGATGGTGTTATAACTGATGATATTTTAGAAAACATTAATGCTAACTTTCATTTCGAAAGCGACATTAAAGACGTATTAAATGAATATTCAGATCGTGATCAAAAACGTTTTTACGAAATATTACTTGATATAAAAGATGCTGTAAAACAAATGACTAGTGATGAAAATATGGATATTAGGTTTTCATTAGAAGATGAATATTTTAATCTGTTGCAAAACTTAGAATCAAATGATCCAAAATATAAGATTCCATCAATACTAATAAAATACAGAAAAGATATAAATCCTATACGTGCATTAAAATTTGAATTACAAGAAATTATGGCAATGTATACTGTCGACGATGATTATCATTTGTGGTTAATAAAAGAATTTAAACGTGAAGACAAAATTAAAGAAATTATATTTGCAGTAAAAAATGACATAATCAAAATTGTCGAAATGCAAAAAAAATTCAAACGTGCTAAAAAGAAATACTCATATTTTGTGTTACCAATGAGTTATTATCACTGCATTGAAATGGAAGCTGATATGGTTAGTTGGATAAAAACTTTACAAGAATTTTTAGTTTGGAGTACGCAAGATGATATTAAAAAACGTTACGATTAAACAACAATATTAATTACTTTAATACCTGTATCAGTACTATTTTCTAAAGACTTACCAATTATACACCAAGCAGGTGGATTTGCACTTTCTGGTGCAAGTGCTGTTGCTGTTCCAGGTTTAACATTTGATACTAATACATCACCTTTTTTAACTGCACCTTCTACTTTACAAGGAACTTTACCACGCAATGCAACTGCTACACCATTTGCATCTTTGTTCATTAAGTATGCAGGATTAGTTGATACAACACCTGCTACTCTATGATCTGCTAACATCAATGTTGTAGTAACTTCTTTGTCTCCACCAAATACCACAACTGTGCCTGGTTCATAGTTATCATCTGCTTCGTAAATCTCAGCCAAGTCAGCATATTGGGCCGTTGTTGCTGTTGCATAAACTGTATCTGCTTGTATATCTGCATTTGCTGTTACTGTGATATTTGTATCTGATGCTGTTGATGTTGTAGTTGCCGCTACCCATCTATCAGTACCTTCTTCCCATATCCATGCCGCATTGTTTTCTGATGAACCACGTTGTATAATTAATCCTGCATCAGTTGTATTATTAGCTGGTTGTACTGCGTGTTTGTTCAACAGCATGATAGGATCTTCAACTTCAACGTTGTTTACTTCTAATGTTGTTGCTGTACCTTGTACAACTAAATCTGTAGCAATAACAACTCTACCACCAGTGTCCGGTGTTAAGTTAATGTCTGCTCCGCCTGTTGTTACAATGCTATTACCATTCATATCCAAGTTACCACCAAGTTGTGGTGTTGTATCATCAACAACTTCTGTAATAACATCAATACCTGCTGTCCATACATATGATGATGTACCATGATCATATTTTAATAATTTTTGATCATCTGATGCTGTAGGCTGTGTTACTCCTTGTAGTGAGTAAAGACTAATATCTGCGGCCATTGTGTTTGGATCTACATTTACAAATGATGATCCATTATATCTTAGTACATGACCTGCACTTGGTGTACTTACAGCAACATCTGAATTATTTGATATTGTTGGTGTTTCATTTACCCAATTAGATCCATTATATTTTATATATTGTCCTGAGGCTAATGATGCTACTTGTACGTCTTTTAATAAACCTGTTAATTCAATGTGTTCTATTGCTGTAAAACTCATATTACTAAATTGATAAGTGTTAGTTGTTCCACTATCAAATTTAACAACTACTTGATATTCTACTGAGTTTGCTGTAACACTATCGTATAATGTAAATGCAAAATGGTTATTTGCTGATGGACTTGAATATTCTGCTATTGGTGAACCATAAGTCATTGCATTACCATTAATTGCTCTAAATACACCAACTGTTGCGTTACCTGGTGTTTCTTGTACAACTTCTATCGCAAAGTTAATTTGTACTTTTGTATCGTTTACTGTATCTAAACTAAATGATGATATTGTTGCTAATTTTTTTGCACCAACGTATGATGTACCAACATTAGATATTGTACCTGACGTTGTACCTGAATCTCTTAAATTTACAACTGCACTTGCAGGAGCTCCCGGAGTGTAATAACCTCCTGCTTGATTCCAAACTAAAACTTGTCCATCTGTTGGTGTAGCACCGGAGTTTACATCACTCAATGCTTTGATTGATGATGCCGCAATCCTTGTATCTGCATCTGCGTATGTTGTTGTTTGATTGTAATATAAATTTGTTGACCCTTGTGGTAAATTATCTGTGTTTACTTTGTTTCCTGTTGTACCAAAGTCAATCATTGTGTTATCAATTGAGTCTGCCGCAATTGCTGTCAAGTAACCTGCGCCTGAGTGATCACCCCAACTGTATGCCGCATTCCAATTTGATATTGTTGATGCTGTTACACCTATTGTTGTTAATCTTGTATCAACTCTTGTATCTGTATAATACAATGCTGATCCTTGTGCAACATCATCAGTTGTTAGTGAATCAAATTCAACACCTGTTTCACCTGGATTAATTTTTAAATATTTGCCTGCATGACCTGTATAATTTGCTGGAGTGTCTCCTAGACCAACAAAGTTAGCACTAATATTACCCATGTTTGTTAAATTAGCACCACCAAAATCCCAGCCTGATGATTTGTAAACTAATGATCCAACAATTGATCCATTTGATTCAATTTCAACTCCAGAACCAGCCGCCGGAAGCGAACTAGCACCCTTGTTTAGTGTTATGGTATTATCTTTGATTGTTGTATCTGAAGTAGACGTAACAATTTGCTCACCAGTAACTTTTAAGTTACCTTTAACAATTAGCTCGTCTGCTACATTTAATTGTTTAAAATCTGCCATGCTGTGCTCCAATATGTATTACTATTATTTAGCAGATTTGGCCAATTTATAATATGTGTATTTGTCAAGGGAAACCCCGGAATAAATCCGGGGTTTCTATATTGATATCTACAATTAGATAAATGTTACGTTTGAGATAGCAATTTTTGATAGGTAGTCTGCTGAATTACCAAGTGATGATGCAGTGTTTGTTAACTCTACATAACCGTATCTTGTCATGAAGCTTACTACTGGCTCAAAAGTTGACGGATCCACAATAACGCCTGATGACATTAATGGGATGTATGGGCAATAGAATGCCGCCGCGTCTACTTCGCCTGCGCCTTTGTAACCAATCAATACTGGTGAATCATCTACCAAGTATGAGTTTACATATACTCTCATTGCGCCGTTTAATGTACCAACAAATTTTGTGTTAGTAGGTGCTTCGAAAGTACCTTCAGTTGTTCTTGCGAACGCTGAAGTTG